CTTCTTTGCATAATCGGTACCCAATGGGATATAGTAACAGTTCCTCCACTTAATTTAATCAAGGAAATCCAGGAAGAGATTAAAAGACTTGAGTAAACGAATCACAGGATGGGGTCTCGAAGATGCAAAGATCATGATAGTTGAGGATTACCCAACTAAGGACGAGGTTATTTCTGGTCGTGCTTGCATGGGAGCGGCGGGGCGTTTGATTGCCGGATACTTGCGTGAGAATTCTTATGACATCGAAAAAACTTTCAAAACATGTTATATTAAAGAAGAATTTCATATGCCTCGCGCACGAAAAGAGCGTCGTGTTGCAATTCAGGATGTTAAGAAAGCAGAGAACTGGGGAAAAATTCTAGGAGACGAGATCGCAAATGTCAATCCTAATGTCATTATTAGTGCAGGAGAGCTTTCAAGCCAATATCTTACATCCCGTAATAATGTTAGTATTTATAAGTTACGGGGTTCTATTATTCCTATCTCTGATATTATCCGTGTGGATTTTGGTGAGCCTGAACGAATACGATCATCTATTAGGTGCGTACCTGTCATCCATCCTCGCGATATTATTTCTGACTGGACTTATAATGCGTATACTTCTTTGGATTACGGGAAAGCCGTAAAAAACAAAGATCGTACCGATGTAATTAAGGAAAATTACTTACTTTGGATCTGTCGTACAGTTCGAGAACTTGGAACTTGGTGGTCCCGCGCGCAGAAGGCCAAGTTTTTAACAGTTGACATTGAAACATTCATGGGACACATTACGTGTATAGGATTTTGCCATGATGGTTATGAAGCAATAAGTATCCCGCTCGTAGCACGTGAGACTAATCCAATCGAAAGGGGATTGCTGCTTAGACTAATTTATCAAATACTTGGATCTGGAATTCCATTAGTCAATCAGAACATAAAATATGACCATCATCATACTGAACAGTGGGGACTTCGATTTAAGAATGTGGTCGGAGATACAATGCTACTTGGCCACTGCATCTACCCCGAACTTCCTAAAGGGCTCGATTTCTATACCAGCATTTATACAGACATTAGCTATTATAAGGACGACGGACGAGATTTCAATCCAAAGGAAGGATGGGACACTTTATTTTACTACAACGCAAAGGATGCACTTACTGATTGGATAATTTACGAGAAACAGATTCAGGATGCGAAGGAAGTAGGAGTTTATGATTTTTACACGAATCGGGTGTGGCCATTATATGGTATTTATAAGAAAATGGAAGATCGCGGTATTCGTGTCGATACGACGGCAAGGGATCTCTTGCTCGTTAAATACGAAACAATGTTGTCGATACGTAGAAATCACTTGGAAACCATTTCGGGAAAGAAAGACCTTAATTTCAATTCGCCGAAACAAATTTCCGATCTCGTTTACGGTGACTTAAATTTCCCAAAGCAATTCAAAACTAACAAGGAAACTGGGAAAAAGACTCTCAGTTGTGACGAGGAAACTCTTGAAGAATTAATTCTTAATTACGGAGCCTCAAAAGAGGCTGCGGAAATTCTTTGGAGTATTCTTTGGTGCAGGAAGATTTATAAGATTCTTGGTTATATCAAGACGCCATTTCACTCGGATGGAAGGATGAGAACTAATGTTAAACTGGCTGGTACGAAAAGTGGTAGAACTTCGAATTCGGAGACAACAGATTGGATGTGGTTCAAAAATTCAAAGGATTCGTTATGTTATGATAAAAATTCCAAAATTGGTGCTATTTGTTCGACTCCCCTCGGTCTAGCTTTTCAGACTATCCCCAAACACGGATTCGAAATCGGACAGGAATTGATAGGAGCGGATATTCGTAAGATGTACGTTTCTAGTCCAGGTTACACTTTTGTAGAAGGTGACGGTGGACAAGCAGAGGCTCGCGTAGTTTGTATCCTGTCTGATGATGAAGACGCGCTTAATGAAATGAATAGAAAGGATTTTAAGCGTAACAAGTATGGAATTAAAGATGATTTACATACTAAGACATCAATGCTTGTACTCAGTAAGGGATTCGATGATATTACAGAGTTGGATCGTCAGGATTTTGGAAAAAAGCCACGACACGCAGGTAATTATGACATGGGAGCATTTCGACTCTCGCTCATGGCTCACATTTCAATCGAAAAAGCTCAGCAAGCTATTAGCCGTTTTCACTCTAATAACCCCAAGGTTAGAGAAGTTTTTCATCGTCGAATTCGTTCTCTTATCGACAATAAACGAATGCTTAGTACTCCACACGGACGAATTAGACAATTTTTCGACCGCCTCGGAAGCGATACTTACAAAGAAGCCTTTTCTTACATCCCACAAGCGGTGGTCTCAGATCATATCAAATTTGACACATTAACTCCACTCATTGCAGAATTCGAGAATGACGCCTTTTTCCTGTCCGAAAGTCATGACTCACTTTTCTTTGAAGTACGTAATAATCGAATCTCTGAGTTTAATGAAAGATTTCGCTATCATGAAGAACAACCAATTCTCTTTAGTTCAGGATCTGTTATTTCGGAAATTCCGCTTGTAATTCCATTGGAAATCAAGACTGGAGAGAACTGGTATGAGATGAAAGCTGCATGTTAAGTGAATTTCATCGACAGATTCATCTTATACAGTGCCGAGTCAGAGAGTCCACGTTCGTACTTCTTATGGAGTGGACTTGCAACAATTGCAGCGGTAATGCGAGATAACTTATATTTTCAGACGACTTACAGACGACTTTATGGAAACATATTTGTACTAATAGTGGGTCCACCGGCCTTGGGAAAGAGTTTGCCAATGCAACTCGGAGGCGCACTAATTAAAGCTGCTAATAATACTAAAGTTATTGAAGGAAGTGCGTCGATTCAGGCAGTTGTTAAAAGTCTTGGCCAATATGAAACTGGAGGTAAGAAAGGTGCTTCTTGTATACTTTACTCCGAGGAACTTTCAAGTTTCTATATCAAAGATCAAAGTACGAATGAATTACTCACGGACCTTTGGGATTACCATGAAGTTTGGGAACGTAACCTTATATCTTGGAGTGCTTCCCTTAAAAACGTGTGTCTATCACTATTCGCAGCATCGAATGAAATCTTACTTAAGGGGATTTTTGATGATAGAGCACTTTATGGGGGACTGTTATCAAGAACAATCCTAGTTCTTGAAAAACGCAAACGTCATAAGGATTCTATGATTTTCAAAAGCACTGTCGTGCAGGACTCGGACAGGAACTTGCTGATCGAGCACGTTAAGAATTTGAGTAAACTCAAAGGTGAGATTTCTTTTGCACCAGACGCCGCACAAGAATTTGATAACTGGTATACTACGCAATGGTGCATTCATGAAGACAATCCGAGTACTAAGACAGGAATCGAAGGTAGAATGAAAACTCACGTTCACAAAGTGAGTATGTTACTGGCGATGGGGGAACCGGAGTTGAATTTGCATGTCCGAAAGGAGCACGTTGAATATGCCATTGAACTTTGTACTGGATTGTATAAAAATTATCAAATCCTCTCTTCCGAGGGAGGAAAAGCTAGCAGCGCTCATGCGTCTGCGCTATTACTCAAGATACTCCACGAAGCTCCCTCATATGAGCTCTCGCGACGTATTATTATTCGAAGAAATCTTGGGGAATTTCCAGTTGATGTGTTAGATGCGACGGTCTTGCAACTTCGTGAAGCGGATTTGCTTGCAGAAGTGAATAGTTCAAATGAAGTTTCGTACAGACTTACGAGCAAAGCGCTGGAAATTTACGAAAGGGCAGGGAAGAAACATTAGTGTGTTTTAATTCCACCACTCTCAGTAAGTTCTCCATCGGTAGTTCCTAAGTCTGTTGTCACACTGACAGGAAGTCCTTTGAGTGCAGAGAAAATCAGTTTAGTTCGTGATGACGCTTCAGCCGAACTCGGTGGAATCTTAGCGAGTCTTGCTGCCGCGTTTGCAACCTGAGCATTTTTAAGAACTTGAAATGCATCAACTGCCACACTCACGTTGTGAGCTGCACTCAGTGGTCGTCCGGCCGCAACATTCAAAGGGGCTTTTGCAAGATTAAATATCATTTTCCCACCCTTCAATCCCATCGCGAAACGTCCCATTTCCTGTCCTTCGGACTCAGGAACAGATGCAAGAGCTCTAAAAGTTTGCAACATCCCGTTACGGGTACTCGCGTTAAAAACTGTTCGACTCACAGAGTTAGGATCTTCTAGTTCCTGAATTGCACTTTTAAGACTCGCTGATCCTTTCGGAAGAAGATTATTTTCAAAATAATGAGTCTGTGCGATTCCAGTATTCGTAGGTCCGAGGGCAGTCATCATTCTCTGAGTAGTTTCAGGACTTTTGAATGCTTGGTCAAAGAAATCACTAGCGTCCGCAGGTTCAAAGCGATTTCCTTTAGTGAATACTTTATTAACTATTTCTTTTGGAAACGTTCTTCGCTCAAGTGTGTAAGCTGCGTCCGCTTTATTAAGATCTTGCAGAGCTTGCGGTCCATTCTTCCAAGTAGTCGTAATACTTTGATTAATATCGTCGTCCAGAGCCTTCGCAAGATTTTGCGCAATAGCTTGTCCTCGTTCTGGAAATACTTTTCCGCCAACAGTTCGATTAATATCAGTACGAATCTGTTTAACGGTATCCCAAGGTTTCACTGGAATAGTTACAGGTTCTCCACTTGCCGAGAGAGAAGGAATTCCTTCAACTAAATTATCAATCCCCGCTTTTGCTTTCTTAAGACTCGCCTGTACGAATGGCTTAAGAGTCGTGAATTCTGGTCCCGCGATTTGATCATCAAGAATTGGTTTAAGTTGCGCTGCAAGAGTAGTTGCGTTACTTGTATAAATTGGTCCAGCGATTGGAACTTTTGAGATTCGCGGTGTAACTACTGGTTGTCCGGTGGGACCAGCGACTGGACTTGTTTGCATTCCCTCAAACTTATCAAATTGCTGAGTATTCGGGCCAATGTGAGTATCTTCGAATTTCTTGTAAAGAGCCCGGCGTGCCTCAGCAGTTGCAGCCATATTAGAAGCTACGGCTTCCTGTCCCGCTGTTCCCGTTACTGTTTTAGGAACTTGATAAGGACTGCCAGTTACTTCAGTAGCTTGGCGTGCTAGCGCTTCAGGAATGTCTTCTTTGGACTTAACTCCTAATTCAAGTGCCTTCTGAATAGCTTCGCTCGTTGCGCTCTGTTTAGGAGTTGATTGGAATAATTTAATTAGTTTTCCGACAACAGGAGAAGCTATTTCACCTGCCACTTCACCAGCTTTTCCAAGAACTGCATCCTGTACAGCATTCTTAACCGATTCTAATGGTCCAATCGGTCCTTTTCCTTCGCCATAACGCTCTAAAGCTCGTCCTGCTTGGCCGCCGATTACTGCCCCTCCGATAGTTCCTTCCGGTCCTATAGTTGATCCAAGCGCAGCACCAGCCATCGGAAGTGCAAATCCTGCTGCTTTCGTAAGATAATGAAGCCAGTCTGGTGGACTTTGTGGTAGTTCCTGTCCTTGTGGACTCAGAGGAGAAATTCCGAATGAGCTAATTGGAATTGATTCCCCGCGCTGTGACTGTTGGACCGCGGGTGTACTGATAGGAGTTTGACCAAATTGCGAAAGTGGAATTGATTCAGGCATTTTATTGAGCGTCTATGCTGTCATAGGTTCCCTTGTCAGGATTTAAATGAAGCCACTGTCCGCTCTGCGGGCTTTTCTGATATCTCGGAACTTGTTGTCCACCGTAGGAAGTTTTAAACTGACTAAGATCCGTGTTAGGAAGATAATGTTGCAAAAGCATTAGTTTCTGTTTCTCATTAACTCCTCCAAGAACAGTATCAAGGACATTTCCTGTCGCAAGACTCTTTCCAAGATTAATATTAGAAATCGCTTGCTCTTGAGTAGTTCCTGGAAGTCCACCCATGATTCCCTTGAGTCTTGTCATTTCAGTACGAATTCCTTGCGCACTGTACATTCCTTGTGCTTGAAGAAGTGGAATTGCTTGTGATTCAATTTGATTTTGCATATTCTGAGAGTCAGTTCCACTTATCTTAGCTAATTGATGCTGCCCGTTTGCAAGAACTCTGCTAGTTGGAAGATTCTTAATCTGTCCTGCCATATTATCATAAATTTCGAATACACGATTAAGATTAGCTACTTTCTGAGCTTTATCAGCGGTAATTTCCTGTCCTTGTCCGCCGGGAATTGCTGCTTGAATATGATTTCTCATAATCTGATCGATTGGAGCATTTCCAAGTGGTTTCTTAACTTCCCCATACAAATAAGGAGTTACGCGAGAAGCCCAGTCGTCCGCGGTCATATTAGGATCACCGAACATATGAATTCTTGCTGCATCAGTTTCAGCACGAGCACGAATACCAGCTTCTGTAATTCCGGCATGTGCTTGTAATTGAGTTGTTGCCATTCGCCCTTTAGCTTCCTCGCCAATTTCTCCAAGTTTGTTAGCATGTTCCGCTGCCATTTCCTGAAGTTTCTGTTGTGTTTGACGCTCAGTTGCACGAACTTGAAAAGGTTCTTCTGCTGTTGCTTTAGCGGTTGTTTCCGCTCCAGCAGTTTGAGCCTGAATTTGTCCAGATTGCCGCTGTCCTTCAAGTTGAAATTGTCGAATTTCTTCAGGAGTAGCTAATCGTAGGTTTTGTCCCCCTTGTTGAAATTGGAGAGCTTGTGGAACTTGTTCTCCCGCTTGGATCGGTCGCAATTGACCTGCAGCCTGCATTTGACCCATTGTACGAGTTGCTTCAAGCTCATGTTGTGCTCGTTCGAGAGCTATTTGAGCATGTTGATGTTCCTCCTCCGCTGTAAGATGTTTTAAATAACCCTGAAGTTGCTGTTCTTGACGAGAGGATTCTGCTTCGCGTAACTTTTGCTGCTGCTCTTGCATTCCACGTTCGAATAGTTGTTGCTCTTGCTCCTGACGAAGTTGTCGTCCGTGCATGTAAGCTTGAATTACTGAACTTCCAACATCAATGAAATTAAGTGCCATTATCCTTGCCCCCAGTTGTTAGAAATCCCAAGTCCACCAGGATTCGGATTGTAAGTGCTCGGTTGACTTCCTTTAAAAGCTCCCATTCCATACAAACCTGCAAGAGTTGTTGCAATTCCAGAAGCAGCACCACCAAGAATATTTCCAGGCTGAGTAACATTTCCTGTCTGAGTAGTATTTTGAGTTCCTTGCTGAGTAGTAGTTCCTGTCGTAGTTTGCCCAACAGGAAGTCCTTGCAAGAAACTAGAAAAATCCGTGAGTCGTGATTGTTGTAAGTTACTTTGTAAGATCGGTGCTTGTGTACGAAGTGCAGTAATTCCACCAATTCGACTTTGATCAATTGAAGACTGTGCAAACGGAGCAGCATTTGAAAAACTGAGGCCACTTCCGGCTAATCGATTCTGCAACGATTGCTGCGCAGCACCAGCGCCTTGATTAATTGTATTGATTCCACCGGCAGTATAATTACTTACAAGATTTCCGATCGCATTAGGATTAGCTTGGTTATAAAATTGATTAAGCAGGAAATTTCTCATCTGCAACTGCATCGGATCGTAGTTCGGAAGAGAAGTTCCTGTCGTAGTTCCCGAAGAATTCGACGTAGTCGAAGAAGTTCCTCCGCTTGTAGTCGTTTGTGGTCTATTAAGTAATCCTCCTGCAAGACCTTCGAGCCCCCCGATTAGTGCTGGAATAAAAGCCATCGGCTACACACTTTCTAAAAACTGTAATTTCTTAGTGCTACTCCCGAAATCGGCGGGCCTGGAGGCACGATTCCAGTAGTTGACATTTCCCCAAGAAGTGCTCCCGGCCCTTGTACTGTAAGTGCATCTACGTGACCGACAAAAGTCGGAGAAATTTGGTCGTAACCAAAGTCAATAGTATTCATGCTAGAGCAGCCACTAGACTAGCTCGTGAATCAGAAGTCGTACCACTTTGGGAAAGTAGGACTATCGAAGAAACGCCAGAAATTTGGGCAGGATTATCAGGAAGGTCATAGCCAGAATATACAACAGAATCCCACAAATAACCAAGAATGGAGAAATTAGGATTAGCTCCACTAGGATTACTTTGACATGCAACAAGTGCTGCTTCATAAGGAATTGCAAATCCGAGATCGTTAACTATGTCTTTTCCAGCGAGTCTGTTTCCTAACTTGTCTCCAGGAGTAATAGCAGAACCAAGACCAGGAAATGAAAGAACAGGTTGTGAAATTTCAGCCGCTGATGGAATCGTGAAATACTCTGCCCCAGCATTAACATAATAATTATTACCAACTGACACAAGACTCGCTCGGTCTCCACCGACTGGAATAATTGGATCAACGGGACCATTACAATAATTACAGTGATCCAGTCCTGGAGACGGGAAAAGATGACTTCCCAGGAAGAAAGTTCCTGCCGTAATATTCATGGGCACGTAGAACAGGAACTGATAACGACTGGCAATTATCTGCCATTGATTTCCTTGCTTCCATCCGTTCCACTCGAAGGAATTCTTGAAAAGACCAGCCCAGATACTGATTGTTGAACTATTATTAGTAACAACTGTGAGAATTAGTGGAGTTGAATTCACCGCTTGACTTGTAAGGGTAAATCCACCGCCCCATGTGATTCCCTGTCCGGGAGATGCATTCGGATTAAAATCGTACTGTCCTACAGTTCCTGTCGGATTGACTTGGCAAAATTGTAAGTTCCCGTCATTCTCAGGATCTCCAGTGTCATTGACAGTAAATGTAATTATATTAAAATTATTGGTTGTAAAAGTCCACCCGAGAACTGATTGAACGACATTCCCAAGACTCATGAGATTCGTTGCCGTATTAGATCCAACCGGAAATGGATTAGGTCCATGTGCAGCTCCTGTATAAGCTGTGAAAATCTGACTTCCTAGGGTAAATTGATCCCCGTCCGTAATCGCAAGCGCAAGAAATGAAATTCCAGCGAGAACTTTCTTACGAGTCCAGCTTGCTTGAACTAGCGTATTTTTAATAAACTGAACCATGTTTTCTGAATCAGTGAATATACTTGTAAAAGTTCCACTTGCAATTGTGACGTTTCCACTGTTATGAATGCTCATCAATAACTAAGTCCCGGAACTCCTGCCGCTGGCTGAGCAGCTATTGCAAGAAACAAACTTCCACAGTCTGCACCTAAGGTGTATGATTCCCAAGTATGATTATCCGCAACTGCTACCAGCTTGCTAGAGACAGGATTTGAATAAACGAATGCATCCCAGAGTCCTACAGCGTTAGCGGTTCCATAAGTTTTCCCCATAACAAGCAAAGGCTCTATTACAGGAAAATTTCCGTCGAAAAACGGAATCGGATGCTGAAGTTCACTGCTTCGCATTGTAAGAAGCTGGGGAGCTATCGTAGCAGAATCATTAAGATCACTGGCAAAAAGTCCATTAAGTAGGAATGCGTATCCGAAGCTGTTATTAGGAACTAGAGTATCTCGGAAACATCGAAATCCAGAGGAACCACCTCCAGTATACCTAGCCCAGAAGGCGGGATTCGTATTAGTAGACTTCAAAACGGGAACTCCACAACCGTAGTCATTAATTGAAAAGGAAGCGTTAAAATAAGTTGGATTTTCCGTAAGTAAGAAGAATTGGTAAGGTCCACAGATGACTCGTTCTGTTTTTCCAGGACTAATTGTGATTGGCCCGTCTTTTGCATACAGAGTCTCATCTGTCGTCATTGCAGTTATTAAAGGCTCAGGATATCCAACGCCATTAATTCGTCCATTATACCAGAGCCAGACTCTCATTTGTTGAGCAGTTCCTGCAAGAGGAACAGAATCGAGCGCATAACCCGTAACTCCGCTGGAACTTGGAATATATTTCACAAATTTCCATCCAACTCCCTGGAGCGCTGCACTTAGTTGAGTTAAAAAATTTTGAACATTGGACGCATCTAGCGTAACATTCGAAATCGGACCCGGACTGTAGTAAGGTCCAGTGCTCATATTAGACTACAAAACATCACAACAGTGATATTCTGTCCTGGAATAACATTTCCAACTTTGGTAACATTTGCACTTATAACGTCCTTGCGCTTGAAAGTAAGATTAGAAATAAAGATTGATGAGAAAGTAATTACATTCTTATTAGCAGTTCCGGCTGGAAGATGCAACTTTGTTGCTCCAAAAATACTAGTTCCATTCTGAAGTATGTCAATAATCACATCGCTTCCAGTCGGACAGATATTCGCGGTGCAAAAACCAATTTGTGGACGTCCATTAGATGAATTTGACCAAATATAAGGTGGCGTGACATCATTTCCTACTGCTACATTTGCTCCAACTCCTATACCAAATGTAACTTTATCATACGTACTGCCCCCGGCCTTCTTTTTCCCAGTTGGAGTAAGATCTTTGTCCACAAATTTCGGAAGCTGAGCGAGTACGACATAATCATTAGGATCAGTTCCGAAACCAGCATTCTTAACTTGTCGTCCATGAAAATCAATATTAGAACTCGTCCAATAATCTTGGAATGAATAAAGATCCCGGAGCGCAGCATTCAAATCGTTCCAGTTATTAACAGTTCCGCGCTGTGCCATTCTTAGCCCATGTAAGAAACTGGACGACCATACTTATTGACATTAGCATCCTGCTGCGCAACACGAAGCCATTTAATTTCTGTGTCTCCGCCTCCGTAATTAACTTTGAGATCCAAATAATAACGATTAAAGGGAAGCACACCGGGACTTGGGCCTATTTCAATTCTCGTCACAGTTGCATTACGGGACTTTTGAATCCATTCTTGCTCGTAGACCCAATCGAGATTTGGATAAGTAGTAAGAGTTCCTGTCGCAATAACATTATCAGCTTCGTACATTGTCCAAGGCAGACTCGTATCAGTTGCGATTACTCGCAGCCGAAGTCCTATTATTTTTCCAACACGTGGAAGATGGACTGGACCAACTTGATCAAATACTTTTGTGACTGGAAGAACTTCAACAATTTCCGGTTGCAGAAAACCAGGTGTGGGAGATCCGTCAGGTCCATAGAGTTCAAACGGTGTACTTGTTTGCGCTTTGAGTTCACCAGAGTAATCTACTCCAAACGAATCCGTTGAAAAATAATGAAACACTGTCTGACGAAGCGGAGTATTAAAAGTAGTTGGAATTCCTGCCACATTATCAACAATTGGAGTAAACACAACATTCTGACCATTAGTATTAATCATGAATGGAAGAGTTCGAATTCTCTTCTTAGCAGCAACTCTTAGATTAGATTCCGGAATCCTGTATTCTAACAGGCGTGGTGGTAAAACTTCCAGGACTTGAGGAACGATGACTCCGTAAAATTCGAATGGAGTGTTAGCTTGAGATTGCAAGGTTCCGCCAACATCAATAGCAATTGTATCTGCCGTAAAGAAATGTTCAACTGTCCGTTTTGTAGTAGTATTGAACATGCTTGTGACAAGACTTCCCGCTCCATCAAGGATGGGAGTAAAAAGGACGTTCTGTCCTCTAGTGTTAATTTGGAATTTATAAGAACTATGTCTCTTTCTATCTGGGGTTCCATAGTTGTTCGCCGGGATTACAAGGTACTTGACGGGAACAGGAAGCTTTTCAGAGACAATTTCGTCAAGGTTTATTTCATAATATTCGAAGACTGCCGGATACTTCGAATTCTGACTTCCTGTCGCTGTGATAAGTCCTCCAATATCAGTCCCAAGCTGTTCTTGTTTAAAATAATAAATGTAAGTTTGCTTACCAGCCGTTGTAAAGGAGTCAGCAACATCCGGAGTAGTTGTATCGGCCAAATCAATATTCGGTTGAAACTTAACAGTATTGCCAAGAGTATCAATAACAAATGCGAAGTTAGTGAAGCGTTTACGCGAATAGCTTCCGAGATTAGTTGGAAGAATCCGTAACTGCGTAAGTTGTTCAGGACGCGGAGCGTATTCGTAATCGAGACGTGCCAGTTTGAATGTTGTAAGTGCATAATCACTCGTAATTAGCAAACTTATCCGGAACGGAAGTCCATAAACTTGCGTGATAGGTGAAAATAAGTCAATTTCTAGCGTACTCATTCCATTAGCTTGAAAGAATCCAAGACTAACGTAACCTCCACCATCAAGTCCTACGTGAACTTCAACTGGTTGATTTCCAGTGTCCATCGTAAGTTTGAGAGTAAACATATCCTTACGATTTCTCGGAGTCTGATTAGAGTCATAGACAGTTTGAATATAAATTTTCTGAGAGTAACTTACTCCTCCTCGATCGATGGTAAAACCAGTGTCCATTTGTTTAATATAAAAATCTCCAGGATTACCATATCCGCCAAGAAGTGTTCCGTCTTCTTCAGTGAACAAACTAATAGGATCAGTTTGGAGTAAGCGCCAGTACTGAAGAAGGAAATCATAAATAAAAACCGGACGAGTTCCATCAGCAGAAATGTTAGAAGTAATAAGCTGGCCCTTATAGATAGTAGCGGGATAATTTGCAAGAGCATTCGGATAGAGAGATACTGGCTGAAGTCCATAACGCGATTCTCCACGAAACATGAGATTTAACTGAGCCGAAAGAAGTTCACTTCGTGCCCCATTCGTCGAACGCCAGCCGTCATTAGACATGTAAAATATAACACCACTATCTAATGCAAATTCAAGTGCAATCGGTGGATGTTGTTCCCCAACTGCTACGATTTGAGCATTAATAGTTCCATCCGGTTGGAGCGTAAGATCACCTGTTATTTGATAAATATTCTTAGAAGTTCCTACGAGAAGGAGGTTATTTGCAATTTTACTTACCCAAAAATTAGTCTCAGTCTGATCGCCGCTCACGCGGAGCGTAGCACGAACATCAATTGCATCCGGATTAAGAGACTCGGACAGGAAAATCTGTGTACTGGTGCAGCATACGAGACGCTCGTAATAAATTCCATCTACAATGGAGAAAATCTCATCGGAAATGTCTTGGAATGATTTCGTAAAAATATTAGCAGCAAGATCTAATGTCTGAACATCAGCTTCGACACAGACGTCGGTAAATCCATTGTTAATTAAGAAGCTCCCTGTATTCCCACTTGCATCGATGTAAGTTCCTGCACCAGTTGCAAAATTAGTTATAGTAATATCCGCTATGCGCAGAAAATCTGTAAGATTCCCCCCTTTCCTGTATATCCAAATATGATTAACTTGCGGATCAGCCGGATATTCCGGGAAAACTGTAACACTTCCATTCACAACATAAAGCAAAGCTTCATTTACAAAGAACGGAGAATGTCCTGATTTCGCTTGATAAACGCCATTGTCCCTGACATTAACACTTATGTATTGAATATCTTGTCCGTTAATTGGCCCTTTCGTACTTCCTGTCCACTGGAAATCAAAGATTCCTAGGACTTCCCTTGTGTCAAAGGAACTAAAAAGATAAGTAACTCGGGCAGCGCCAACAGTACTCCAATCAAGCGTTTGGTCAGTACCCTGACGAGTAAAATCTTGTCTTGCTGCATTAAGTACTGAAGTTGCATTCACTCCTTCCACGAATGCTTGCTGATCTACGTCATGTTGCCATTCGAACCAGTAATAATCATTATTAGCAATATTAGTAACGTCTGCAACCGGTCCAAGGAAGAATTCAACTCTGATTTTTATTAAATTAGAAGTATCTGCAATAGTTGTATTTAGATTAAAAGTATCCGTTGGAAGAGAAGATCCTTGTCCGGGAAATTGAGTAAAGTCAATAGTTGCGCCGCCGGCATACTGAGTCGCAACTATTGCTCGAAGAGTATCAGTTGTAGAACTGAAGACTATTGAATTCCCAGCCACGCGAAACGCAGAACCGCCTCCTCCTTCGAGAAGTACCCAGTTATTACCTCCTCCATTTCCGTCAAGATTAGCTACGTTATACGTAGGCTGGTTGTTAATTGTCGTTATGCAAGCTGTCTTAGGAGTAGGAATTCCCCAGTTCCAGTCATTCTGACCGTCGAATTTCTTCTTTCGTTCATTGGAACTTATGAAAATACTGCCGAGAACAGATGCAAATCGTGCACGTGCAGGACTTCCATTGGAATCAATGATAATATCCTCAGTATTAAAATTATCTGTAGATCGAATGACAGATCCAGTACTAATTCCAACGAATCTGTGCTTTGTTCCACCAATCTGGTGACTCCAAATTGAATGAACAAAACCAGGAAACTGAGTTTGATTAATGTTTTTTACACCATGATTCAACGTCAAAGCCCCGATATCATCTAATCTACAATTGTCCATTCTTAGAAGGCCAGAAATATCACCATTTGTGCTATCCGCACTTGGAGTCCAACCCAAAACCCATTTTTCTCGTGTAAGATTCATTTTTTAACTATTGGGGGAAATTTAATACTGCAAACTCTCCATGATATTTCCTTGCATACTCATCATATGCTCTCGCTGCAAGTTCTTCAGTGAGATAAGTTCCACAATAAATTGAAGTACTATTAGATTTTACTCGAACTCTCCAATGGTTTTTTGATTTTACATAATCAATTCCCTTATACTTAGAAGCTGTAATTTTATTTTTTGGTACATTAGCACAATTTTGAGAACTAGTAGCAGCCCGAAGATTATATTTTTGATTATTTAACTTATTTCTATCCGCATGATCTGGTTTATAAAATCCTAGCATTTGATGCATTTTAGTATGATCTGCTGTTGTAGTAGCAGCATAACCACTACGAAGATACCAATTAAATTTTCTGAAAAATTCAAAATCCTCATCATCTATTAAAATAGGTTTCCAAGAATTAGTAAGAGGTAAAGTTTTCATAATTCTTTATTCTGAATTAAATCCATTCACAATAGTTCCAAAATTAGGTGGAAGTCTCGGATGTGGGGGCTTTTGCCCATAAGTATTTAAAAATTGATCACCAAATCCATGAGTTCGAGAACTAAAGAGATTTCCAACAATCCGTTTGAAACGAGTCATAAGCTTCGTATACTTCTGTTCAAAGTATTTCGAAGCTTCCAAATTCTGTCCCTTGCCCTCTTTCTTATAAGCTCGTGCCATTACATAGTATCTGACAAGAGTGTCTCGGATGTAAGAGGGAATTCGATAAGTATTCCCGCTAGGATCAGCGATTCTCCAGGCCCCCACACAAACATTATTCTGTATCCCGGTTTGGGAGTTGATATCAGAACCATCATAGTTAATGGTAAGATTTGGGCTTGGATAGAGTTTAATTCCGTCAATTCCATAACCTAACCTCATATACATGAAAGGACGGGAACTCTGGATCTCGCCTTCTTCAGGAAATAAAGGAACTACCATATTACGAAGTTGATTTTGAAAGATCGGATGAACCGTCCAACCCTGATAAGTTACTCGAATAATTCCGCTGAGTCGTTGAGTTCCTGTCGGCATGACCGAAGGATCTGAAAATTGATAAACACTCTTTCCCTGAACTACGCGAAGTGGAAATCTCACGTAAATACAAGGAACTTCCGTACTTATCTGAATCTCAGCTTCGACACTAAGATCAGACAAGTAAGAAGTGGTCCAAAGTTCGACTGGGAATGTCGGTGTCATGTGTAATTTTTAATGTGCGGCGAACTCGGATCATTATTCCATAAGTAAATTTTAGCAGTCTCAAATGCGTCATCATATCCGTCATTAAAGTCATTAGGAAATCCATATGACGACGCTTGGGACTTGTAAAACTGCTCCACATACTTCGTCCAATCATAGTATGTGTAGTTCTTAGGATCGGGGCCGAGATAAAATGTCAGTAACATGGCCTTCGGAATCCCAAGGTTATTTCCACTCCAGAAATCTGAATTATAATCCAGATCTGCCTTGGTAGGTGTGTAAAATGCAGTTCTCGGCGTCGTAAGTGTGGGCATTTTGTCTCCTAGTAAGTATTCTGCTTATAGTATAGATGATTTGGTGAACTTCTTTCACGAAGTACTTTGAGAATCGATTCAATCTTATTATCCATTAAGTTAGAGTAGTCTAACGCCTTTGACCACTCCTGAGCTTCATCCAAGAGATCATCTGTGCTGTAAAATTCGAGTACATTTCCATGTTCCTGGGGAAGTTGTGGAAAGTTAGTAGTCGAATTCACTAGCGTATCAGCAGTAGCTTTAAACATCACTGTCATCGAACCAACTCCGACCGCTTGGACAGGAAATAGTGCTACCGTGTGGTAATCGATCGGTAAGAACCAATACGGATCTCCGGCTCCCAATTCCCAATTATCTCGAATTCGATACAATTCAAGCATTGAGGTCGGATACATCCATCGGTTGATATTATTATTGTATATCCCAAATATTCTGAGGTAGTTAGGAATATATTTTGAGAAGTCGTAGTAAACGAGTCCACTTTGGAATGGTACGGACACGTATGTTTCGATGGATTCCGTAAGAGCAGCAACCAAGTTGTAACCATCTTGCAAACTTGGGAGAATATCATTCGTCGGGTCATAGAAATTCGATCCTAAGTCGTCCAAATTTCTCTGAACATTCGTAATTAGTTGTGTCGTCGAGTAAGGCATGAGCTTCGCTTAGTTCAAATCATTCAAGTAACGTCGAAGTCGATTAATGAATCCAGATTCGTTGTACTCCAGTCCCGAAACTACAGACACACTATCTGATAATGCAAGTGTGTCATTCTTAGTAACTGTTAAACGAACCCAAGGAAGATTTAACATAGTTCTCACTGCGTCTGAAAATGAGAACGTATCGGCTCCTGTCCCAGTAACACTTGGAAACGCAGTAAGCGAAGTTGCGACCCCGTCGGATAATGACATCGAGTCAGTAAGTTTTCCAGCCGTTCCAATCTTAAGTCCTTCAAGCATCGCTGTAAGCGTGTCTGAAAGAGCCATTAAAGTATTAAATTTCGCTTGAAAACTATCTGACAAAGTAACATTATCACCAAATGTGAAATTATTACTAGTTGGACTGATCCCAATTGACTTTGCTCTTGAAACTGAATCAAGTAAAGCTGTTAGTTGATCAGAAATTGCAAGTCGTAAGCCCGAAGGAATTGTCTGTAATTGATCTGAGAGTGCAAGAGTATCAGAAAAACTTTTAAGAACTACCAACCACCAATTTAATTTATCCGTTAGCGCAAGAACATCTGACTCCCGTAAAGGATAACCCTCGACTATTCCTTGAAAATCGAATAAATTAACTCTGTCCCCAAGAATCATGTAATAATTAGGTGGGGGACCTTGCAGAGAAATCGAATCAACTAATTGAAAACTATCACCTGGAAGTACACCCAAGCCAGCAGCTTGATTATTATTTACTTGAAAGTATTCTGTCCAGGCTGGAAGTTGATCCGAAGCTGTTTTCGAAAGTGGACTCGTTGCAGGACCGGGAACAAAGTATCGTTTATACTTAGATTCGAGAAAAATGTAAGGATGATAAAAGAGTTCAGCTACTTCTGCAGGTGAAAGAATTCTATTCCATATCATTCCATGCCGCATAATTACATTAGCATTGCGGCCTGCTCCATTATAATAAACTCCGAGACCAATTTGAGAATTCGAAGTATAATTTGGACCTGCACTACCACTAGTTATACCCGTAGATGTCAATCCCGGACCCTCGTAAATTTGTTGAAGTTGTCCTGAAGCCCCTCCCTTTAATACTGCGCAAACTTGACGTTCTGTTCCATCCCAAGCTCCCTGAACAGGAGTTGCTTGAAATTCATTAGTGAAACCTCCAGAATTCCAAAAAAGATCATACTTCGTGGAATCCGTATTACTACCCAAGTTATATGCTTGGTAAGGGGAAGTATTAGAATTAGTGTACGAAACACCTATAAAATTAGAGTAATTAGCCGGTGTTGCTTTTATAACTCCTCTCCACAGTAAAGTAACTTCATTACCTATTGTCTTCAAAAGATCCCATGCGGTAGCAATTGCACCTGCATCATTTCCTCCCGAACAATCTAATCCTTGTCCAAACTGAGCGTTTCCCCAAGCTCCCGCGTTAACTAGCGGAACAGAATTACCTGTTACAAGATCCCGAATCGGACCACCGCCTTCATTTGCGAGAAAACAAGCTATCATTCCTTGAGCAAGAGGATGCCCCTGCTTGATAGTTACACCAAGCGGAGGCTTAAGTCCTAAAAATCCTCTGTCAGCAAGAAGCATTTATGCTACCGTTTGCAGAATTCCTTGATACCAAGCACTTCCTACACTCGCATCCAGTGTTGCTGCGGTCTTATTTTCAATTACTATTCCCCAATGATCTGGAAGAATTCCACCGAATGCGGCTGCGACGCTGAATGGCCCCGCATTATAAGTAGTACTATTTGCGACTACATTAACTACTCCAATTAATCTCATATTAGGCGGGGCTGTGAGAGTAATTCCAGCATCAGAAGCACCAGCAGAATCTGAGTAAGTGGTTCCTCCGTCTGTGGTTCCAAATGCATAAACGTTAACAAATCCAGTTGACGAAGTGGATGCACTTGCACTTTTGACTTTGACAAATACAAGAGCATCTAGAAACAAGTTACTCGTGTTATCAACTGCTGTCGATTGTCTTTGTCCGTTGTTAGCAAGCGAGGTGAAAGTGCAAGTTATTGTCTGATTACTTGTCCCGTAATTACTTTTTACTGTACTCACTTCCGTTTCCTCCCGTGCTTCGCAGCGGCTGGAACTATTGTAGCTACTACTGCTTCCCTTGACTCAATTACTTTCGGAACTCGTCTCACCGCTTCTATAACCATGTTATAATATTCACATTTGACTTCTTTGATTTCAAATCCCAACTCAGTAAGAGCCTCTTTAACTCTTTCCGGTGTGAGTCCATTATAATGATAGTCAAATGGATTTGATTGCGCACCATACAGCACGTTAAGGACGTCATTATCGATTACCTTGTCATTAACCATCCGTTGTGCTGCCCACATTATGTTTGGAAGAATAAGTATGAGTTTACCATCTTTCGCCACCAGACGTGTCCACTCCGTAAGAACACTCTTCCAAGTAGCACGGTCAAAATGCTCAAGAACGTGAGAACTAAAAACAATATCAAAAGAGTTATCCGCAAATGGCAGATTTCGTACATCACACCTGTAATCCGGCTCACACTCCTCACGGATATCCACTCGAATCGGTTTAATTCCATTAAAATCCCGTCTGGTTTCTCCTGACCCGATATCAATTATTTTTAATTCTCCATCCGAAAACGCAGCCTTTCGAGTAGGAAGAGAGTAAGCGGGTAAATTCCATTTCTTCCCCGAATAGGCATCCTCGTGATCACATAAAATCGTAGCATCACAATAAATCTTATAATCAGTTTCCGAAGAAACACGTTTAAGAAACCAAAGATCCTCAGTCCATTGATCTGCCTGGTTAATTCCGTTCTCGAACTGATCAGAATTTGTTGTCTTGTACCAAGGTTTGGATAGTTTTTTGAAGATCTCAGTACGCACAAGCGTACAATCCATTCCGAGACCCGTGACTTCAAAGAATTCACCTACTTTCCAGTCCCAGTACGATCCCTGCCCGTTTCCTCGGAAAACCAACGGCGCAGGTGGATCAGATTTAGCACAATATATTCCACCAATAACGCCAATGGTAGGATTATTTTCCATCCGTGTGATAAATTGTCGAAGAGTATGAGGAGGAACAACGACATCGTCACCAAGGAAAAAGACATAGCGAGAATCCAGTTCCAATGCTTTAGCAGAAATTGCATTTCTAGCCTCCGCAACCGGCGCTCCATTTATTTGCATGACATTCATATTATAATTAATAGGCGGATGCAAGCTCTTATAAGCAGACGCCCATGCAAGAGACACTGGCCGTCCAAGAGTCGGAATTCCAATGAGAACTCCAGTTTTCGACGAAACTTGCATATTAGCAGGATTCACGTTATGACCTCAAAGAATAGAACGATTAAGCAACAATACAATGATTATTACAAGAATAGACACTAGTGCAACCATCCACTTCGGTTGTGGAGGATCTGTTGGAATCCATGTTAATAGATATCCGAACAGAATGTAAAGCACAAGTGCAATTTCCGCAAGAATTATCAACGGAACTGGCATTTTTCCTCCTATGCAGAGATTGTGTACGAGATCGAAAGTGTGTTCGAAGTCGTCTTGTTAATTGTCCCGAATGTCGCGTGTGCGAGCATCGTTCCACTTGCAGACGAGTTAAGAAGTCCGACTTCAGCGAGGGTCGTATTTCCTTCGTTCGTCGCATAGCTGCAATCCAGTTCATAACTGGGTGGATTCGACGTAAGATTACTCGTCACAAATGAACCGCCGGCAGTTACTGCTTTTCGAGTAGTTTCTGATCCCAGTGCCGTATCCGACGTTGCAGGCGCAGTCGTAGCAGTTCCTATTGCCATATAAGAAAGTGGTGCCGTGGTGTTTCCACCGAACACCGCACTTCCCGCAATATGCTGAAGAACCCACGCACGACCAGCCGTAGTTATTGTGTTTTCAACGTGACGGCGCTCAACTTCTGACCCATCGAAAATTGAACGAAGGACAATCTCCATCGAACCTTTGAGAATTACACATTCACTTGACATCGAGTGCTAGTTCCTTTCGAAGAATTGTTTCACGTGTTCCCAGTGAGTATGCCTTACGCGCACTAACAAACATATTATGCGCTTGTGTTATCTCACTTTTTGCTTTAATATCATGAAATCCAAATTCAATAAGCTGCATAACGAAGTCATCCGTAATCATCGCACATCGATGATGCTCATGAGAATTCGTACTTCGTCCGAAAATCTGTCTTTCCCAGCTTTGCTTTTCCCCTTTATAATTATCAATGAGTAGTTTTGAACAAATCACGAACTCTGGGAAAGCCGCTACGAAACGCCCCTGCAACTGCAAGACTCGATTAATTTCATACAATACAAAATTATGAAATTCTCGCTCAATGTGTTCCAAAGTATGAACGAGGAGAACTTCTTCAATACTTCCATCTTCGTAAGGAAGCACTTGATGCGAAATATCATGTACCAGATCCGGTTTCATATCCGGATTTACATCCACGTTAATGTAACCTTCAAGATTAAGACCTCCGCTTCCAATATTAAGTTTCATTAGACACACTCACAATCTTGGATTTCCCGTTTCGAAGTTCCAGAAGAAACTCATCAGAAATGCTTGGAACTGCTTCGAGTTCTTTTATATTATTTTCAACTACTGATTGAACTCGAACATCCGATCGCTCAGTCAGAAACTCAGGAACTGTTGTCTCATAGAAAGTCCGTAATGAATCACGTGTCTCTGTATGAATGAATTCTGGGTCAAGTAAGTGGCCTGCGTGCAAAGAACTGTCTACACAGATATTAACTTGATTATTAAGCATCTGCCTGCATTTCACGCAGAAATACACATCTTCCGTATGTGCTACTCCTGTTACAAACCACGGTGGAGGAACTTTAAGAAGTAAACTACATTTAATTAAAGCACAGGAAAATCCTACCGCAGCACACGGAATGAGTCCATTCTCAAGAATATGATCTTTCCAATCCCGGTAGAATCCGAGTCTGCTGTAGCCATCTTCACTATGTGCTTGAAAGAACATTGGTTCGAAAGGATATCCCCGAATATACACAACAGGAGTTACGACATCCACATCCCGTTCTTTCAATACGGAGTATGTGTTAGGAGGCACAAGAACATCATCGTCGAGAAACATTAAATAATCACATTCATGCTGTAACGCAACTTTCGCAGCATTATTTCGAAAGAAATCAATTGACTGTCTGTAACCATTATAAAGCATACAAGTATCAGACGAGTCTTTTCCCATCCGATAAAAAAGATTCAAGTGCGAGGCATATGCCTGGACATTGACAGAAGTAAGAGTATTAACCGCGAGAAGGGTTTTCATTTTCCTTTTCCCAACATTTTAAATGCCATAAATTTGGAAATGCACAATCAAATATATCCACACGCTGCCAAAACCAAACTACTTTATTACAATGAATACAGCTAAATCCAATTAACTTTTTGATTTTAAATGAAATCATGGAGTTATTTTAGCCCACTGACCACACCAATCCGCGGGGGCTGCTGAAGGCCATATTATAAGAACTGGACCTTGTGGACTTGCATGCAAAGTAAGATTTGGTGGATACCAATGACAAGTACCGTCAGGAAAGTAAAATTGACACGTTGAGCAAGATTGAGCAGCAGGCTGAGCCATAATTATTAAAATCGGGGACGCCACGGGCACGTCCCCATTCTCCTACGGTTCACAAGCAACGAAGGAAAACTTTCACGCCCTGCGTAATTACAGTGCGCGTATCTGACGAAGTTGACGCAGAAGCAGCTTGACTCGCTAGACTCTGTGCAAGAACTGCCATTGGAAGACCTCCGCCGGCAAAATTCGCAGTAAGAGTTGCCGTTGTAGCAGCAGTTACCAGAGTCCAAAGCCCCGTTACTGGAGTGTAAGTAACGAATGCATTGTTAGCGGTGTCAATACTGAGCGCAGCGAAAAGCGTACTCGCTTGAGTGCTCCACGAAGCCGAGGAATTCGCCCTGCTGTTAATAACTAAGACAGCAAAGTTACAAAATCCCCAGACCTGAGCTTCGCCGAAATCGTTGGCAACCACAGAAGTCGGAGTGACCGAAACTCCTACGCAAAGAGCAGGACACTTGGACGCCGTTGCCGTACTCGGTAAAACCGCTGAGAATCCGTCAATTCCTGAACCGCCGGCAATCGTAAGAACGATCGGTGTTCCAACAGCAATTGAAGACGAAGTCTCAAGGTTGTTGTAGTTGATTTTCTCAATAGCAGGCTTATTTCCAATTTGGCTTGAACCAGTCGGCATAATTTCCTCCTATTGAGCAAACGTCAGAGAAGTCGGAATCTTTTCCCAGATCCCAAGCTTTCTGCGATTGTTAATGCAAGTTTGCCCCATCCACAGGATATGCGCAACTTTCGCATCCTGGTTAACAGGTTTCTGGAACGGGGTGTTTACGAAATTCGTTTCCTTGTCATACTTAACTTGGATGAACTTCGAGTTGAAGAAGAACGCGCTGCCGTAGGTAATGGTAGTCGAGTTCGAGTAAGTGTCCGGCATGAACTCATCCCACATCACCAGAGCGCGATTGAAGCGGAAGTTTTCGAAAGGATAGTTCTTATCCTCGTCAGCAAGGCGCCGGTAAACATTGTAGTAAACCGCACGCCATAACTGGTAAGTTCCCTGATCGCACAGAATGAAATCCGGCGGACCACCGGGACCTTTCGAACAATTGTTGTAGATTTTGTCAGCTTCTAACAGGAAGTCAGTAGCTTTGTTCGATGAAGTTAGCGCAGAATCGAGCGCCTGATTTCTCCACCACGTAGCAGTCGATTGATTGATATTTCCTACCGTCGGCTGCTGAGTTGACGAAGTTGGAGCGTTTGAAACGAGCAAAAGCAGGGGATTTAAGCCCGTCGATCCGTTTGCAGGACTCGAATACGGATCATAGACGTTATTGCTACTGGAAACAGTGGCATTCCCTTGCATGAGTTGTTGAGCGAAAAACTGCTTAATTCCGATCTCCGCTTGCGCGATCTTACTCTTAATGAGATCCACGATCCTGTGCGCCTGTGCATTCTGGCGCTCTTCAAGTCGTGAAATCGAGATCGGAACTGCAATCTGTGCCCAGTTGAAAAAGGCGTTTGTGATACCGTCAGTCGGGTCCGTATTCAGTACATCGTACCCGTTATAAGTATCAGCTTTTGAAAGTCCGTACATGAGAGGAATCTGAATAGCGACGCCGCCATCTTCATCCTCGTACATTCCGTTCTCCTGAATCTTGTAAAAGAACGGATTGGACTTTGAAATGTTGTCCGTTAGTGTCCTTCGATAGTTAAATAAACTTGTGCCAAGAATCGCATCATAGTTTATTGTATTCTGCGAAGGAGCTGTCCCCGCGCCATAAGTAGACACGAGTACTCCTCATCATTCGAGCCTCTCTCCGCGAAAGCCCGCTTTAACAGCTTCATCTAACGAAGGAAGTTTTCCTGTCCGATTAGTCAAACGTGACTCATCAATTCCAGATCCTTCACCTGAAGTTCGTGAGACTTCCTGAGCGTTGGTACGAATTTTCGTAACTACTTTCTTAACAGTACGAGCCTCGTTGTCACTCTTCGAGACCAAGTAGTACATATCATCAAGGTATTCGGAAACATCAGAATTCGGTGCGACCGGACGAGTTTCCATCTTTTTCATCATTTTATCTGCAACTCGTTCCCGGTCTTTCGCTTCGATCTTATGTCGAGTAAAGAACGATTCCATAGCTGTATTAGCTTTTTGTTGATTAACTGCCAATTCCGTGGCTGCAATTTTTTCAAGTGCCGGTTTAGTAAGTTCCTCAACTCGGGTTTTAACTCTGGCTTCCACTCTATCAGTAAGGAGAGCATCAAAAGCGTCACCGAGTTTGTCCCCTCCGAGGATTTCATAAGCATCTCCGAGTTTCTCACGCAGAATAGTTTTCGTGTCTCGTTCAAGCTGCTTAACTTCACCACGCTTGGTAAGATCGTAACCACCGACCTTTGCAAGATATTCAATTACTTGAGCGCGCTCTGTAGGATTCGCAAGCGAACGAAAGAGTTTAAGGCCATTCTTAATCTCATCTTCCGTTGCATCAATTTCTATTGCAGTCTCTTCCGGAGTTTCGGTCTTAGATTCAACCTTTGCTTCTGGTTTATTTTCTTCTGCCTTATCTTCTGTCGTTCCCTCAGTCTCTCCAGTAGTTGACTCATCACCCTTCTCCGTGACTGGCGCTGTGTCAATAGACATTGTAGATAATTTTGCAGAATCAGCAAATGCTTTAGTAACAGACTCAGCAAGGTTAGGAAGTGTTTCGATTGCCATAATAATTTCCTATTACAGAACGAAAGAACTCGGCTGCGGAATCTGAGGATTCACTCGTTCGTCATGAGCTTCCCCTGTCCATTGATGTCGAGGAAAAACCTGTTCCCGTTTCTGAGACTTCGGAGGAATTACACGAATCTTAGTCTTCTTTTTCTTCGAAGTCTGGGAAGTCAGACTCATCATTTTAGTAATTGCATTACGAAGTGCATCTTCCTTCGTATTCCCCATCATGTCCGGTCGCGTTGCAAGTTTCATTTTCTTAAGCCTCACACGTTCATTGTATCTTTGGTCATCTAACTTTTGATTAAATTTTAAACATTCCGAACAAAGTTGCTTCCTAAACTTGACTCGCGGATCAAGGTCTCCACAGAGTTTACAATGTCCGAATCTTAGTTTCGGAGTACGCATTTCCCGGTCTGCGGAGTCTGAAAGTTTACTGTCACGTCAAACGTCACAGGATCGATAGTGTAACTATCCGGCTCGAATCCTTGACATTCCACAGTAATATTAGGTGTATTCAACTGGTGATCTTTTCCTGCAATCGTAACATTAGTTACGTTATTCAGGATAAACCAGTAAGAGCTTAGTAAGAACACAAATTTCATTTCATCAACTCCTTCGCCTGCTTCAACTGCTGCGGCTTTCCCGCAAGAATGTTAGTTATTGCATCCTGCAAATCCTGGGTCTTTTTATTATAACCCGTCATCTGAGCTACTGCCGCTTCCTCAGAATAAGTTCCAGGACCCTGGGATTTCGCTTGATTCTGATAAATTGCATATGATTTAATTATGTCCATTATTCCAGGATCAATATGAGAGTCAAGTCGAGTCATTGCATTCCCGGAAACTCCTGCTTTATTAAATATGTCATGCCATGACTCATGCGGAATCACACTCTGATCATTTCCTGTCCCAACGCCCGGCTGAACTGCCATCATTCCTGACGGCATACCAGACCACATTCCAGCGGTTTGCGGATTCTTATTAGCTACTTCCGCGGGATTCATACTCGGATCATAAGATCCAGCCTTATCAGAAGATAACGAAGTTACTACTCCTGGAGTCCGAGTAATTCTCGACTGAAAAAATGCCGGAATTGATTCTGGTCCCGTCACGTTTGCGTGATACCAATTCTGAATCGCACTTCCGATATCAGCGAGACTGGCCATTATTGAACCGGAACTCCCATTCCAACTCCTGGTTGATTCTGAAGTTGTGTCTGAAGATCTGTCATTCCCGGCGCTGCCATTTGAGCTTGCCGCGTTTGCGCGGGATTACCTCCTGGTTGTCCTTGACCTCCGATCAACATCCCAGATTGCAACGCCTGCTGCATTACTCCATTTTTAGCAGCTTCAACTTGTCCAATTGCTGCGATCTGCGCCATCTGAGCCATTCTTGCAATTACTTTCTCATTTCGATAATTACACCTGTAAGCAGCTTCCCGCACGAGGACAGGGTCAAATGCGATTTGGGGAAATTGAGTAAGAATAGTTAGAAATTCGAGAAACGCGGATTTCGCTTGACCATTCTCAATCGGTGAGATGCTATCAATCGAAATATCAACTTGGAAGTCATCATCTTCACCCAAGTCATTAGCTTTAAATTGCTTCCACTCAAATTGTGCTTCTTTGAATTCTCCCAGGAAGTCCTCATCATTTCGATTAGTTCGACATTTGACCCAGAACTCCAGAGAGAAATTCTCCTGGATTACGAGTAACGTAATTCGTCCGATGTCTCGTAGCGCATTTGCGACTTGAATTCTCGCACGAGTCTCTCGCAACTGTGATCTCATATCAATTAAATTTGCTTGCGTCGCAGTCGTTCGATCTGCTTGACCACGTTGCTCAGACGAAGTTCCTGAAATTATATTCAAGTCATCTTTCGAAATAATCATGCTATCTTGTGTAACTTGATCAAGCGGGGCATTCGGAACTGGATAAAATTTAGTCGGATCGCCCCCTTGATACTTCGCGAATGTCATATCCGGACCATTTTCGATTTTATCTATTTCTCCGTCATCGGCAAAGAATCCATCCGGATATAAATATGTACGTTTTGCCCTCCTTCTATGAATTCTTTGCTGTTCACGAGCTTCATTAATTTCATCTTGCGGAGATTTCCAATTATATACGAGTGGGAGGGGATACCACCCACGTAATTTATTAACGTATTTGAGCGAGACGAGGGGAAGATAGGATTTCTTTCCAACTTTCGGCCACTTCTTTTCGAGGAGTGTGATGCACTGACTTTCCGCGAAAATATATTTCTTTTTGGCACGGATGTCATAGATCGTCCAAATCTTAATCATATCACCGCCTTTAAGCATTTCATCTTGCTCAGGCGTATGACGTTCTTCATTCATTTCGGACGGGAAATCTTCACTTCGCATTCCTGCCCAATTAATTTCATCAAGTGCTTTTTGATTAAGTGCCTTATTAGCTTTGAGATCTTGGATACGGAAATAATCGTAGTATCCGACCCACGAGCAGTTCTTGAACTGGAATCCGTCCACTCCTCCTACGCGGAATCGCCACGGTGGTATGCGCTTGAAGTAAACTCGCTCATCCTCGGGAAGTTCTTTCGGTTGTTTGATTTCTTCGTCTGTTTCAGGATCGACATAAGGATTATTATCTGAACGGAGAACCGGCTTATCAGCGGCCGGATTCTCAATCCAATTCGCAGAGTAACCGATTTCCATTACCCCAAAACGAAAGAAGGCATCTACGACGAAAGTTTCGAACTCCTCGTCAAAATCCATTTCGTCATTGGATACCACGGTGTTAAGCAAATCCTCTCGAACACTTGCTCTCTCAGCACTGGATTTAAAATCGAATTCACCCGCTGCCGGACGCGGTTTAACTCTAAATAATACATTTTGAAAAAGAAGTGTGGGCTTTTTGACTTCAATAGTACTGAAGATAAGATTAATAGTATAACGATCATATTTAACCGCAGTCGATCCATCTTTCCACTGAAATCCATAGTAATATTCCTCAAGCTCATTACATTTAAATTTATTTGACCAATCCTCATAATATTTATTAGCTTTGAAAATCTTTCGCATCCACGCGGACGCGAGCGGATCGTTCATATTTTCGATTACTGATCGTTCCAGATTATCTGCCACGTTAGTAAGATCCTAGTGCCCTAACAGGCACATTTCCGAAAATCTCTTCCAACTTTCCTTCCTTCTTGAGCATTTTGTAATTATTTCTTACATTAAAGAAGGAACCTTGCGGAGTTACGCTGCGCGTAGCGCTGGTCCAGAACGGATGCATCGCAGCGAAGTAACGAACACA